TAAACATAAAAAACATATTTTTAATGAAGATATTTTTAATGAAGAATTAACATTAAAAAATTTAACTTTAATTTTAAAATGGCTTGAAAAAAATGAATTTAATCCAGATTTAGATATTTTTTCAGGAGAATTATTTGCTTAGGAAATTGGTCTAAAAATTTTACAAGTAATTTATGATCATGAGTTACATTTGCCTGAACATTTAAGATGCAAAGTTATAACAATTCCTACAAATTTTACTTTTTTAAATTCTGATACATTGACAGAAAAAATCACTAATTTTCAAAAATAGTTTGAACAAATTAATATCCATTTATTTTTAAGTGCGAGTTTTGATGGAGCTCATATGGAACAAAATCGTCCTTATACCAAGACATTAGATTTTGATATTAATACCTCTCGCGATGATGAATATTATAATAAAGTTTTTCAATATTGTAGTGAACATCAATATGGATTACATCCAATGATTTACAGTAAAAATATTGCTAAATGGAAAGAAAATTTCTTATGGTTCCAAGAAAAAATGGAACAATTTAATATTCCTTGGGAAAATTTATATTTACTTAATGTTCGCAATGAAGAATGGGACGATGTCAGTTTAAAAGAATATTATAATTTTATTTTGTTCTTATATGATTGGGTATACCAAAAAGTTGGATGTAACACAGAATATTTAGTAAATTTTATTCTAAAAGCACACGGTTTTAATATAATGGCTAGTCCTTTAACTCGAGTAGGAAGAGGCTTAACTTGTGGTTTATAGAATACTTTATGCGTTCGACTTAGTGATTTAATGGTTTATCCTTGCCACAGGACAGGATATGAACATTATTATTGTGGATAGTTCATAGAAGATGAGGATAAAATTTTAACATATAAAAATAAAAATGCTGAATTGCTAATTACAGTATATTCTGTTAACAAAGAAGGAATGCCCATGTGCTCTCAATGTCCTATTAATAAATTATGTGTAGGACAATGTTTAGGAGCTTGTCATGAAAGTAATAACAATTTATTTGTACCAATTCCTTCCGTTTGTGCTACCGTATATACATTATTAGCAGCAACTATTGAAGGTCTAACTAAATATCAAGCTTATGATTTACTGTTATCTCAAGTTGATGCTTCAATAGCAAAGCAATTAGAGTTTGTGAAAAAGGAGTTAAATAATGTTAAATAATTTTGTAAAAATGACTTATGGCGAAGCTCGTCATGAAGTATTAAAAGAATTAGATAATAGAGGTCCAATTGGTAGTTTTTTATTATCTCGCCATCCAGACTTGACAAATATAATTGAATATGTTTGTCGTTATTTAGAAAAAGCAATGACTCCTGATAGTGATCCTAAAGATTTAGGAAATTTTCCGAGTAATATTAAAACTAGTTTGGAATTTTTAACTTTAAGATTTCCATCTTATTTAATTTTATATTCAGAACATGATTGGAATTGCTTTTGCAGCGCATTATTCTTATTGTTAGATAATTTTTTAAATGCTGGTGAAACTTTCATTAATTCTGTTGCCGAAGATGATTGGTCTAAAGAAGAAAAAAAATATATCAATCGTATTCGAGAATAGCTCAGTGCGATATTAAGAATTATCGATATCGGTGCTGGTTATAGTGAATTATGTAAAGCTTCTGCTTAGATTGTAGAAGAATTAAAAACTTGGTCTCAATCTCGTCCTGCGGCGTTTAAATTATCTGAAGCATATTTAAAATCTCTTGGAATCGGAGGAACAGAGGAATGACTTTATATTTTAATAATGAACGTGAACATCCTATTGAGGTTCAAAATGTATCTCGTGAATTAATTGCAGATGCTAACGGAAAATATTAGATTTTTGTACGCATTATTGTAAATGAAAGATTTAATGACGTTATTGCTTATTGTAATTCTTATGCATCACAAGATATTGTAAGTATGGAGCTATATAATGGAGAAGAATTAACTAATCATTATACACTAAATGCTGGTAGAGTAAATTCTATTCATGAAGTTGTAGAAAGTACTTCTCAAGAAGTCACAATGATTATTGAATATTAATAATTAGGCGATGTTTTTTAACATCGCCTAAATTAATATTGAAAGGAGTTATTTAATATGGCTTTATTTAAACCAATGTCCGGTTTAAGCACATCACTTAATAATTAGTCTTTAAAAGAAGGTTATGCATATTTTACTACAGATGATGCTAAATTTTATATTGATTATAAAGATGGCAGTACTTTAAAAAGAAAAGCAATTAATGCAGATTTATATGCTACTTGTGCAACTGCTGCAGCAACCGCAGCGAAAGTTGCAACATTAACAACAACTGGTAATTTTGGACTTTTCACTGGCGTACATGTTACAGTAAGATTTACTTATGCTAATAATGTAGAGAATGCTACTTTAAATGTAAATAGTACTGGCGCAAAAGCTATTAGATATAAAAATGCTGCAATTACAAAAAATTATCTTAAAGCCAATGGTACTTATACTTTCGTTTATGATGGTTCTTATTGGCAGCTAGTGGGAGAAATTGATACTAATACTAATACTCAAATGAGAGTATATCGACAGACTTCAGGATATAATAGTGCAGATTATCCTATTCTAGTAAGTCGAACTGCAACAACTGATATCGGTACTGCTGGCACCAATAGTTCATATTCAGGAGTATATGCAGTTATAGGACAAAATGGTACATATACTCCAACCATTAATCCTCATACAGGATTGATAGTTGCTAAAGGTAATGTAAAATTTCCTGCTGGTGTAGGTTCAACTACAAATCCAGTATATATTAATGCTTCTACTGGTTTAATTACTGCTACTGGATTAGACTTATCTCCAATTACTGATGCAATGATTTATGAAATTACTGGTTATACTGCTGCCGATTTAGCATAATAAGGAGGTAATTATAAATGTCTATCTTTAAAAAGAAAAAAATTGATGAAGAATTAGAATTTGAAACTGCTGATACAACAGAAAATGATGAGCAGGTTTGGATTCGAAAGGATGGAAAATTAGTTTTAGTTGAGGAGGATTAAAAATGGTTACAATTAAATTGAATACTCAAGATAAAATGGTAACTATGTTACAATACACCTTCAATACTAAAGTAAGTGGAACCGCAGATGCAGAATTTGTATCTGCGGTTAAATCTTATCAAAAAACCAAGAAACTTACTGCTGATGGTATTGTTGGTAAAAATACATATAAGGCTCTTCTTGATGATTTCCCAACTCTTAAAAAGGGTAAGAATAAAAAAAGTAATTGGAATAGAGCTTGGCAGTCATTTCTTGGAGTAAAAATTGATGGTATCTTTGGTTCTGATACCAAGAAAGCCACTAAAGATTGGCAAAAGGCTAATGGTCTTACCGTTGATGGCGTTGTAGGAGATGCCACTCTTTCTAAGGCTTTTGGCATTACCGTTTCCGTTTCCGCGCCGAGCACCTCTAACGGCACTTCTGTTGTAAATAAACAGCCTGTAAATTATAAGCAGTATGATTCTCGCTGGGGTAAAATCGTTTACACCAAGAATAATACCTATGACAAGAAACAGACTATTAGTAATTCTGGATGCGGTCCTACCGCCGCGGCAAATATTGTTGCTACTTGGTGGGATAGTTCCGTTACTCCTGCTACTCTTGCCGCTTTATCTGTAAAGCATGGCTATCGCACTTCTAATAGTGGTACTGCTTGGGGATTCTTTAAATTTATTGCTGAAAAATATGGCGCCTCTAAATTCGTTCAGACTAGCTCATATGCTACTGCTGAAGCCGCAATTAAAGAAGGCGCTTATGTTGTATGTTCCGTTGGTCCTGGTGTTTGGACTAAAGGTGGTCACTTTATTACTTGGTGGAAAGTTGATAATACTTATGTATATATTAATGACCCAGCAAGTGCTAGCTCTTCTCGCGCTAAATCTAAGAAGAGTAATCTAAAAAATTAGAAAAAACAATTCTTTATTTTTTATAAGTAAGGAGAGAGTCAAATGGATCCAAAATTAGAAAAAAGAACGCTTAATAAAATATATTCTTTATTAGGTGGAGTAGATAAAAAATGGTCTTTTTCAAAGATTATGTTTTTATTAATCTTTCTTCTAAGTGTTGGTATCGCTGTCTACTCTTGTATTACTATGTGGATATTCCAAGATTTGTCAATGTTGGAATGGTTAATTCCCGCAGTTTTTGCCGAATGTGCTGTTGTGTCAGGCTTTTATTCATATAAAGCTAAAACAGAAAACCAATTAAAAATTCAAACACAACAAATGCTCATTCGGCATTTTTTGTCTGAATAGGGAGTAGATACAGAAGATGCCTATCCTTAGGAAGTAAATTATGAATCGGAGGAAGAAGAATAATGGATTGGATTCAGGTTTTACAAGAAGTTTTTAATTTAGTTTTGATTCCTCTCTTGGGTATTGTGGCTAAGTATTTTATTCAATTTGTGTCAATTAAAATTGAAGAAATTAAAGCTAAACAAACCAATGAAGAGGCTATTAAATATCTCGAATAGATTGATAAGGCTGTAACAAATTGTGTTATTGCTACCAATCAAACTTATGTAGAGTCAATGAAAAATAAGAATGCTTTTGATGGAGAAGCTCAGAAGGTAGCTTTCCAAATGACTTATGATGCACTTATGGCTACATTAACTGCTGAAGCTAAGAATTTCTTGGTTATGGCCTATGGCGATATAGAAGTTTATCTTCGTACGCTCATTGAGGCAAAAGTTAATACCAATAAAATTGTGCAATCTTAACAAAAAATCGGCGATTGTTTTGTGCAAACAGTACAATCGCCCTTTTTTTATTTTACAGAAAATTAAAGGACTTTGACTGTAAATTTTTTGTTAAGAAAAATCAATATATAATGAAAGGGCAGGGGACAAACCCAAAACGAAGTCCTTTTAGAAAAGAGGGGCGAAATGCAATATCCTAATTATCCAAATTACTATTAGACCCAATAGCAATCGACTCCCCGTTATATTGGTTTAAAGGGGAGACCCGTAGCCTCACTTGATGAAGTGAGAGGAACCACAATTGATTTTGATGGTTCAGTATTTTTCTTTCCGGACTTGGCAAATAAACGAATTTACACTAAACAAATTAACATGGATGGCACAGCAAGTCTAAATGTTTACGAATTAAAAAATATGCCAATTGAAACATCTAATAATTATGTGACAAGAGAAGAGTTCGAAATGGCATTAGGGCAAATATAGAGTCTATTGAATACGACCCCGACGGCAAATCCTGAAAAGAGTTCTCACTCTATTTCCGCTCAATTTTAAGGAGGAATGAAGACAAATGAATAGACAAATACAAGGTATAGTACAATAGATAAGAAGAGGTCAAAATCCATAGCAAGTAATGTTAAATATGCTATCTCGGCAAACTTCACCAATGAGCGCTAATTTATATAATTTAATACAATAGGGCAGAACAGGAGAAATAGAACAAATCGCCCGAAATATTATGAAACAGTAGGGCAAAGATTTCGATACGGAATTTAAAGCTTTTAGAGATTCTCTTGGGCTTTAAATAAATAAATTTCAAAGGTCTAATTTAAGGAGGAATTGTCTAATGTTTAATCAAAGCAACGGATACTCTTTGGCCGATATTGCGGCCGCAACTACTGGCACAAATGGCAACGGTGGCTTCGGCAACTGGGGCGATGGCTGGTGGATTATTCTTTTGTTCCTATTCGCTAATGGAAATGGTGGATGGGGTGGAAATGGAACCCAAAGCGAAATATCTTATGGCTTTGACATGAACGGTTTAGAGAATGGCATCCGCGGCATTCAGAACGGCCTATGTGATGGCTTCTATGCTATGAATACTGGTATGTTAAATTCAACCGCTCAGCTACAAAGCACAATGGCCCAGGGATTTGGCGGTATTAATACTGCTATCGCTGGACTCGACGCAAATTCACAGAGAAGCTTCTACGAAGGTACAATCGCAGATATGCAAAATCACAATAGTCTTATGGCTCAGCTTACTAATATGCAGGCAGATTCTGCCGCATGTTGCTGCGAGACCCAGAGAACACTTGAAAGAAATTTTGCTGATTTGAGTTATCGTTTAGCGACTCAAGATTGTGCTACCCGACAGGTGATTAGTGATTCTACTAGAGACATTATTGATAATCAGAATGCTGGTGTTCGCTCTATCCTTGAATTCTTAACTTAGGATAAGATTGCCGCACTTCAGGCTGAAAATCAGACTCTCAAGTTTGCCGCATCACAGTCTAACCAGAATGCCTTCTTACTTAGTCAGTTGGCTCCAAAAGCAATTCCGGCATATTTGGCACCTAATCCATACACTGGAACTTGCTACTCTTTTGGATACAACGCCATGAATACTTGTGGATGATAAATAAAGGAGGTCGCATATATGGAAATAACTGCTAATGCTTTACAAACTGTCTTAGAGGATCAAAATGTGCTATTCACTGAAACTCCTGTTTCGGGGAATTGTTCCATAATGCATCGTGACGGTAGCGGCCTAACCGCATTGCGCGGAATGACTCAATAGTGTAGAGCCCGTTATAAAGTTACCTTTGGAGGCAACATTGCTCTACCTGCCGACGGTGCCGCAGGACCAATTAGTCTTGCTATTGCTCTCAATGGAGAGCCCGTCAATACAACTTTAATGACCGTAACGCCTACTGCTACTGAAGCATTTTTTAATGTCTTCAGTGCCATTTTTGTAGATGTTCCTGCTGGTTGTTGCGCTTAGTTAAGTGTCAAAAATACTTCTGGCGTCACCATTGAAGTCCAAAATGCTAATTTAATTGTAGAAAGGGTGGCGTGATATGAAATAGCTAAAAATGATTAAAGGCTGTCTTGAAAGTGCGGTTGCCGCACAAGCTACAGACTTGTCTAACGTAAATGCGCAGGAACTTGGCTTAGTAGTCGATATGATTAAAGATTTATCTGAAGCAATTTATTATTGTAAGAAAATCGAACATATGGACGAAGAGGAAGAATTATTAGAAAAAATGGCTAAACAGGGTGGGGAAACTTATCAGCGAGATATGGACCGGCAGCAAAAGAGGATGTATTACACTGAGCCTGGAATGGTTCATGGTCATAATCCTTGGAATCGCCAAGAACCTCATTGGGAAGACCGTATGTATTATGATGGAGGCCGTTCG